GGGTGATGCCATCCCTGCTGCCGGATCCCTGAATTTGGCGACACGGAACATTGCTGCTTGATCGCTCAGCGATGAGCAATCAGGCGTGTAGTCCTGCGCCGGGGCGTTTCGACCCCTGAACGGGTACGCTCCACGAGGTCAGGCCGGTTTAAGCCGTAGTCCGAAAGGTTGAAAGCGGTGGCCAATCTTTCAGCGTCTACTCCTTCGCTGTTGAGCATCCCTGTGATATTTGGATTGATATCACGTTCAAGCAATCGCCGATCATCTTCGCGCCCCTTCATCAGCAAAGAAAAGGAAGCCATCTGCACCGCACGTGGGCAAATGTCAAGACCAAACAGGTTCTTGCCGAGAATCAGCTCAGGGATATCTCGTTGGCGGTAGCCACGCTCTAGGTAGATTGCCTTCAGCAGGCCGTAAGCCTCCACCAAAATGTGCCCCGAGCCACATGCTGGATCGATCAGGGTGAGTTCTTCTGGATCGAGGCTCTCTGGTGTGATCGCTGCCAGCTGGACCTGAACTTCAGGGGTTTGCTCGGCTGGTTCGATGTAGAACTCCATCTGGCCCTTGAGTGGGCTGTCTGGATAGGTGGCTAGCCAGGTGGCGCCGAGTGAGTTCTGCACCATATACTTCACGATCCAGTTAGGCGTGAAGAGCTGTGTGGCAGCAGGGATGTCTTCGCTTTTGACAACCTTGCCGATGACCTGATCTTTTTTTTCAGAGATGTAAAACTGGTACAGCCAGCCAATGATCTCCACATCCTCGCAGTCCTCGTCGCTGATCGCGCTGCGGAAACCACCAGCGATCGAGCCTTCACTCAGCAGGTCGTCTGGCAACAGCAACTCGCTGGCGTCATCTAGCCCTTCAAACAGCTCAGGCAGCAGCTGGTGATACGAGCGGGAACTGGCCAGAACCAGCTCGCGATAGACCTCGCCTTGCGGATCTGCACCCGCGATCACCGGCGGGATTTGGCCATCGAGCAGCCCATGCAGGCGGGCTTCGTTGGTGTGGACATTGAGCTCCGCTGGCAGGCTCCCGGCCCGCATCAACTTCAGCAGCTCCGGCTGGGTTTCACTTTCTGCCGCCGGCATCAACACCTTGCAGCCAAATGGGTGCCAGCTCCGAGCATCGAGATAGCGCAGAGCGCAGAGCCGGTTGAACCAGGTGTAAGCCACCCGCTCCAGCAGCTGTTCGCGGTTCTCCTCTTCCTGCTCGCGTAGCTCGGCGATCTGCTTGGCGTAGGTGCTCAGCGTGTCGGGGGTCTGGCTGTGCAGCAGCAGATCCAGCTTGCGGCCCACCGCCTCCAGCAGCTGCCGGCGCATCGCCGGGGCAAACGTCTTCAGGGCAGCGGTGTTGACGGCCATGGATCAGCTGTGGGTCTGGGAAACGAATGGAAAAAGAGAGGGAAGGGTTCAGAGACTGATCCGATGGCCCTGCTCAAGCTCTGCTTGAGCCGAAGCCCGTAGGGCATCGAGCCACTCGTGCAGCTCCTGGCTGTTGGTGATCTGGCTCAGCGGGCAGTTCACCTTCAGGGCTGACGCCGCTACCACCTTGATGGGCGCAGCTGTTGGTGTGTCTGCCGGGGCTGCCAGCGCCGCCATGCGTTGCAGCTGCTTGGGCACCTCCTCGGCGCGGTAGCGGTTCACTCGCAGCAAGGCCCGCCCGGGCTGGGTGGCAGCATCCACATCAGCCTTGGCCGAGGCCGTTGCTGCCAGCACCTGCTCCTGTTGGCTGGTGTCGAGCTTCTGGAAGTCGACCGTGGCCTTCAGCCGGGCTTCCTGCTCGCTGATCTCCTCCAGCGCCCTGGCCTTGGCCTCAGCCAGCCGCTCGCCCAGCTGCTTCTGCAGCTCGGCTATCGAGTTTTTGGCCTGGGGGATCAGGCCGCCGGCATAGGGTTTGTCGCTCTCCAGCAGCATTCGCAGCGGCCTCACTTGTTCGGCCGGCAGGTCGGCGAACTCATCGCCGTAGCGCAGTTCAAAGGCCCGCACCTCGTCGTACACCGTTTTCTGGTTGCCTTTTAGGAACTGCTTCAGGGGAGTGATCAGGTCTTCTTCCGCATCCAGCCAGCTGGCCTTGAAGCTGTCCAGCTGGTTGAGCAGGTAGCCGTCGTCCTTTTTGGCCATCGCCTCGGCCTGCTCGGCCCAGGGCTTCACTGCTGCCAGGAAGGGGTAGCTGGCGGCTTGGGCTGCGATCTCCCGCAAGTCCTGGGCTTCTTCTGCCATCGCCATGCGGAACGCTTCGCAGGTGCTGCGGGCATCGGTGCCCAGGCTCTGCGTGTTGAACAGCTCCTGGTGGAAGCGCTTCAGTGCATTCACCGTGCTGGTGTCGTACACCTCCTGCTTGCGCACGCTCACGCCGCCCAGCTTGCGGCTGTTGGTAAGTGCCTCGATCACCTCCACGCTGCTGAGCAGCTCCTTCTCCCGCAGCTCCAGCTTTCCGAGCCGGTAAAGCCGCGCAATAAAGGTGAGGGTGGCCCAGTTGCTCCAGCCATAGGGGCGCCCCTCAAACTTGCGCACCAGCGCTTCTGCGCTCAGCCGCTCGGCTTGATTTTTGCTCCTTTCCACCTCCACCAGCACTTCCTGCTCTGCCTCTGACAGCTGCACCGCCAGGCCATCGAGCAGGTCGTCCTGGTCGCGCACCACCGCCGCCACGGTGGTCTCATTGAATACCCCGTGCACCATCTTCAGCTTGGGGAAGGCCGAGCGGATCAGCTCCTGGTAGGCCTTGCTGAAACGGGTCTTGGGATCGCCTTCTCCCACCGAGAGGGTCTGGCCATTCACCACCAGCACGGCCAGGCGCAGTTGCTCTTCCGCTAGCCGGGTGATCTCCTGGCGGCGGCTGCCGTTCTGCTTGGCCCGGATCGCCAAGATGGCGTTGAGGGTTTCGTCTTCGCTGCCGCTGTTCTGGCGGATGTAGAGGTCGGTTTTGAGCTGGCTGCGGATCTGATCGAGCAGCCGCTCCTTGCCCGGCAGCACCGCCATCAGTTCGGTGCCACCCATGTTGCGGCTGTGCAGTATCGCCTCGCTGCCGTAGTTGGGGTGCTCTGGGGTCACCAGGTTCACCACCACATCGCCCTCTTTGCCCTTGATCAAGCCGTCGTCGATCTTCTGGGCAAAGGAGTAGTCGTTGCCGTTGTCGGCAAAACGGATTTTGTTGCTTTGCAGCACGTCGTCAAACACGATCCGGTGCAGCGCCTTGATCACTTCTGAATCCGACACCTCGGTGCGCTTGATCTCCTGCTCGACATCCTTTTCCTTATCGGTGAGGAACTCGTAGATCTCGCCGCTGCGCTGCAGGTAGCTCTGGCTCTCCAGGTTGATCAGGGCATCTTTCACCGCCTGCTCATGGGCGCGGATATCGAAGCTGGGCTCACTGATTAACAAGATGGCGATGTTGCGCGCCGTGCTCTTGAACTGGGGCACCCACTTCAAAAGGAACAGCGCCTTGAGGATGCGCAGCTCCAGCTCGCCCACCTGGTTTTGGGCGGTCACCATCGTCTGCTTCTTATCGCCTCGGATCACCTCATTGATGCCGTCATAAAGCTGGTCAAAGCTGGCCAGCCGGCCCACCGGCAGCTCCTTGATGGCCATCGCTACCTGCTGAAACACCGAGAGCATTGAGCGCTCGCCCACCGCCATGTTGCGGCCCTCAAAAATGCTGTGGGTCGCCAGGCTCTGGATCGCCTGTTGGAACAGGCTCAGCTGGTAGGGATGGAAGGGATAAAGACCGCAGAAGCTCTGGCAGTCGCCCCAACCCTTGAGCTGAATTGAGCCATCACTGAAGCGAAACAGGGTGGTGAAGTTCTCCCTCTCCTGCTCATAAATATTGATCAGCTGCTCCGGTTCGTCCGGGGTCTTGGCCAGCAGCCGCCGCTGGATCACCTCCTGCACATCGGCGCTGGCCAGGGTGAGCTTGGTCTTGAAGCGGCCCTGGATCTTGCTCAGGTCGTCGGCCTGCTCAAACTTCACCTGGCCGAGGATTCCCTCCAGGTCGGCCTGGGAGGTGATGAACACGGTGGCCCGCCCATCAGTGGCGCTCGCCAGGCTCTCCACCACGGTCTGCAGGTTGAGCAGGCGGCTGCGTTCTTGGCCGATGAACTGGCCGGCTTCATCGACAAAGAAGTTGAGCCGGAAGCCCGGCGGCTGACTAGCTAGGTACTCCTTGACCCGGCCAGCGAAGCCCTCGATTGAAAGGCGGTAGCTGTCCTTGGCGTCATTGATCACCTTGATGGCGTCGTCTTCGCTGCCGCCGAACTGTTCGGCATAGGCCTTCGCGAAGCTGCGCTTGGTCACCGTGGCCAGCGCATCACGGTCGTTATCCCAGCTGCGGCCGTTGATCCGCTCGTAGGTCTGCTTAAAGGCCTCGAACTGGCCGCGCTTGTTGAGGTCGTGCTCGAACTGGGCCACATAGCCCTGGTTGCCGTAATAGCCCTGCAGTTCGTTGAGCACCTTCATGAACACCTCGAGGATCGGTGCCTCGTGGGTGCCGCCGATGCCATCGAACTTTTGGTCGATGTTGAACAGCAGGCTGCGCGCCGGGATCGCAGTGGCCTTCTTGAGATCGGCGCGGAGGATTTCGTCCTCCACCTTTGGCAGCAGGATCTCAACCGGCCGTTTGCTCTGCTCGCCAGGCTGTTCGGAAGAGACGCGCTTGTCGCCATCTAGCATCAGCGAGAGCATCTTCAGCAGGTGCGACTTGCCCGAGCCAAAGAACCCCGAGATCCACACGCCATTGGCGGTGGGGTTGTGCAGGTAGGCATCGATGAAGGCACCCAGGCCCTTGCTCACCTCCCGAGTGATCACGTACTCATCGAGCTCGACCTGCAGATGCCGCTCGTCATCGGCCTTGATCACCCCATCGATTGGGCGATCAACCGGCTTGAAGAAGAGCTCTTGGATGGTGGTGGCAGTCATGAGCTCTTGGTGTCGAAGTAGTCGAGGTTGGTGGCGCGGTAATGCGGGTTTTCGATCTTGCTGGCAGTCGTGGTGCCAAACAGGCGCAGGTAGGAGCCGCCGTCGGCGTCCTGGGAGTACTCGCCGGGAAAGAAGAGCACCACCGGGTGGCGCACCATTGCTGGCTGCAGCGCTTCCAGGATCGTGTGGGTGCGCAGGAACGGATACACCCGGCCTGAACCAGTGATCAGGCTGATCTGGGTGTCATCGCCCAGCGCCTCCATCAGCTTTGGCACCAACGCTGCTGTGGGTTCGGCCACGTTCTGCAGGGTGTCAAACAGGTCGCTCTTGCTCCAGCTCGGCTCCTCCTGCAGCACCACATCCAGATATCCCTTGGCCTCCAGCAGCTGCAGCACCAGTTCAAACAGATCCACCTGCTTCACCCGCAGGCCCTGCTTGCGCAGGAACTGTTCAGCTCCCTTAACCACCACCCGCAGCTGGTCTTCATCGGCGGGGCTGTAGGTCTGAATGAAGATCGGCACCTCCTTGGCCACTCCCCGCATCTCCAGGAAATCGGGGCGGGTGAGCACCTCCTGCAAGCGCTTGTCGAGGCCGCTGACGCTGCTCACGGTTTTGCCCTCGGGGCCGGGGCAGCTTTCTTGGCTGCAGGCTTGGTGGACACCTTGGCTGCGGGCTTGGCTGCAGACCTGGGTCCAGGTTTTGCCGTTGTCCTGGGAGATGCCTTCGCCGCGGTAGACGCGCTCCGGCTTTTGGTGGGGGTGGCCTGTCTGTGGGCCAGGAATCCAACCAGCAGCGCTGGATCGTCGCTAACCACCAGCTCCTGCACCTGCGGCGAGAGGAGCGGTCGCTGCACCGTGCCAAGGGTTCCGCCCTTGCCCGCCTTGCCGGCCAGAAGCCCAGCATCTCGGAGCATCTGCAGCAGCGCTGATCGCACCTTCTGCTGGGATGAGGGTGCTAGAGCCGCCAGCTCGGGGTGATCGCGCTCACGGTCCTCATAGAAGGCCGCCATGTCCGAGCGACGCAGCACCGGATCCAGACTGCCGAGCTTCTCCAGCAGCAGATCCCTGCTCAGGTCGGCTGCGATCTGGATGCGCTTGAGCACCGCCAGCCAGGCCATGGCACTGCGCTCCTCGCTCGTACCCCGCGCCAGCAGCTGCAACTGGGGGATGGTGAGGCCCTGAAGCCGCTGCCGCAGCTCCGACTCAAGCCGTTTGCCCGAGCTGGCTGAACGGGCTTGCAGGGCATTGCGCTCCAGCACCGCCGCTTTGGTGCGGGCCCAGTCCCCCTCTCCCTCCAGGTGGATGGCCGCGATCACAGCCGCCAGCTCAGGCCTGAGCCCTGCCGCCGTGAAGCTGAGGCAGTAGCGGGACGGCTGCGGGATGGGACGGGGCAAGGAAACCAGCTGGCAGCGCCTGGCGAATCCTGGCACCGCGCAGGGCAAAGCGTCAGCCAAGAAGCCAGTCTCCGTGAGCGTTTGACGGCTGGAGCCTATGGCTAGTGGGCTGTGTCTGATTTATTGCTCATGCGAACAAGGAAAACTATGCGCAAGGTGCATTGAAATGCTGCTTCGGAGTAGCTGACGGGCTGGATGCCTGCCTGCTTTGGTCGCTGAGGGGCTGTCGAAACAGGGGCTGGGGAGCGGATTGCCACCGGGACCGGCGCACACCCACCGGATCCCTCGGCCAGTCCTCACGCCGCGTCAAGGATCGGGCCAGGCGCCCCCAGGGGGGCGTCCTTGTCACGGCGCTGCGGCCGGCCGCTGGGGGTGGGGTTCTCCGCCGTCCTGCCGATGGCTTCCCCCACTTCCTCCTTCAGCCGCCACCAGCAGTCCCCAGCTCTCAGCCGTTCTGCCCTGCGTGCCCGTGATGCCCTGGTGCTGGAGCACCTGCCGCTGGCCGATGCCATTGCCTCAGTAGCTGCCCGGCGCCTGTTCCCGCTGGTGGAGCGGGAGGATCTGATCCAGGTGGCCCGGGAGGCCCTGGTCCGCTCCGCTCCCCGCTGCAGAGCAGGTGAGCCCGCTGGGCCCTATCTGCGCCGCTGCATCACCGGGGCCCTGCAGCACCACCTCCGCGATCGCGTCCGCTTGGTGCGAATCTCCCGCCGGGAGCATGAGACGGGCACCTGCCCGCTCGGCCACACCAGCCTCGATGCCCAGGTTGATGGCGAGCAATCCCTGCTCGATCAGTTGGAGGCGCCCGCAGCCGAGCTGGCCTCAGGCAGTGATGCCGAGGAGCTGGCCTTGGAGCAGCTGGTCGAGCAGCTGCCCGCTGCCCAGGCCACCGCGTTGCGGCTCACCTTGATGGAGGGCCTCTCGCTGCGCGTCGCCGGGCTCAAGTTGGGCATCAGCGCCATGGCCGTGCAGCGAGCCCAGAAGAAGGCCATCACTGCCCTGCGCCTGCAGCTGGTGGGTGGGGGCTGAGGCGCTTCCTCTATTTCCTTCTTGGCGGGGCTTGCTCCGGGCCTCTCCAGTCTGAGGCCTTCCTGTCGTCAGGCCTCTGCTGGGATCGGTCCCGTCGCTGCGCCGCTCTCGGCGCCGATCGTCATGGCCACACGCTCTGCTGCTGGCATCCCGGCTTCCGCGGAATCGCCGTTCTGCCGGCCTATCGCACCGGAAGGTGCGTTCTGCAAACCAGAAGAAGATCCGTTCCTGCTGCTGGAATCCACGCTCCGCTCCGTGCAGGAGATCCTGCTGCGTCGGCGCGGGCTGGCTTTGCGGCGCACCTGGATCGAGCAGCCCTATGGAGAAGAGGAGATCACCCTGCTGGAGGAAGAAGTGATCCCGGCGATCCAGCAGTGCCTGGCCCGCATCGATGAGCTCGATGAGCGGCTGCTGGCCGAGCAGGAGCTGCTGCGGCGCTCCCAGCTCGAGGCGCAGCGCCGGCTGATGCTGGCCTGAGCCCATCCCGGCCCGGCGGGCGTGATCAGCACGCAGCGCCGGGCCTCAGCTCAACACGTACACATCGCCGCTGGTTTGATCCAGATACAGATCACCCGGCACTGAGCCGGGCACGGTTGTGGGTGCGCCACTGCCGGTGAACCAGCCGGTGCCGCGGTTGCCCTGGGGCCCGGCAGGGCCCTCCACCCCCTGCAGGCCCTGGGGGCCGGGCTCTCCCTGCAGGCCTTGAGGTCCCTGTGGGCCGGCGATGCCTTGGGGTCCCTGGATCGAACCCCCATCCACCCAGGTGCTGCTGGTGGCGTCCCAGACGCGGAAGGAGTCATCCGCTTGCACGATGTAGGCATCGCCCTGGGCGGCATCGGCGGGCAGATCCGCGGTGGTGGGCACCTGGCCGCGGAAGGTGATCCCCAGGCCTGGGGCACCCTGGATGCCCTGCGGGCCCTGGATGCCGTCTGGGCCGGCAGGGCCTTGTGCACCAGCAGGACCTTCCGGTCCCTGTGCTCCCGGTGCCCCATCAGCACCGGGTAGCCCCTGCACACCCTGAGGGCCTTGGGCGCCGACCTCACCCTGAGGGCCCTTGAGAGAACCAGATGCAACCCAACCCATCGTCAGCACGCGCTGTCGTCACCAGCTATTGCCGAGCCAGTGCGCTCACCAGGTCGCGCAGCCCATCGAGCTCAGCACGCAGCACGCTCACCTCATCGGCGAGCGCCATGGGGGCGTAACGGCCGTCGGCGTAGTCCCTGCGCAGCAGGTGCTGCGCGGCCGTCGGCGGTGCTGCAGTCACGGTGCCATTGCCATTCAGCTGCACCGCGCTGCCATCTGGGGTGCGGAACATCAGGTTGCCGCCGCTCTGGAAGGCGTAGAAATCGCTGCCGTTGTAGGTGGAAGGCGGTGTGGTGAGCGCGGTAAAGCGCAGTGGGCCCGTCATCGCACCACCAGCGCGCTGGAGGTAACCGCTGAGGTCAGGCGACGGGATTGCGGCAATCGCCGCATCCACGTAGGTCTTGGTGGTCAGGTGCGAACCAGAGGTGGGCACGGCTGAGGTGTTGAGCGTGCCATCAGCGCCGAACACGAAGACCCGCCCACCCGGCATCTGCAGGTAGAGGTTTTTGTTGCCGCTGTGGTGATAGAGGTAAGCATCAACACCATTGAATGTGGACGGTGATGCAACCGGCGAGAAGCGCAAGGGGCCGCTCATCGCATCACCCCGTTTGTCGAGGTAGGTGCCGCTGGCGGCGGCGGTGCTCAATGTGCCATCAGCGGTGATGACAAGACCGCTGCCGATCTTGACGCCGCCCAGCCTGGTGGCGGTGGCAACAGCCGTGGGGCCGGCGATGTTCTGGGTCTTGGTCCAGGGCATGGCGGTGACTAGCTAGCCAAAGACCAGGTGCGCGGCGACAAACCGCGCCGCCATGTTGTCGTAGGAGTTCCAGGGAACGAAATCCCACCAGCCGCAGCGAGAGCCGCAGTTGGCTGCGTAGAAGTAGTCGCCCCCGAGGCGTAGGGCGCGTGCATCGGTTGAGTAAACGCTGCCTCGGCCCTCGGTGGTGGCACTCCACTCACCACCAGAGCCGTTTCCTGCGAGGTCAGCACCCCACTGCCACTGCACACCCGTGGCCTGGGCCAGGCCAAAGACGCTGACCCGCTCCCAGATCACCATGCCCGGATCGCTGCCACGGCTGGTTTGCTCAGGGGCGCCAAAGGCAGCAGCGGCAAACTCGCCGTAGGAGGGCAGTCGCTTGCCAAAGCTGGCAGCCAGCTCAGAGGCCTCGTACCAGGAGAAGCTGCCGTAGGTGAGGGTTCCGTCACCGCCGTAGCGAGCAGGCACCAGCGGTGGGTTGCGGTGGTCGGCAATGGTGAGCCCGAACGTGCTGCTGGGTACGGCCGAGAGGGCGCCGCTGGCATAGCTGGTGGAGCCAGCCAGGTAGAGGTCAATCCAGAAGGCATCGTTGATGCAGGCCATGCCGCGTGGATCTGGGCAGCTGGGCCGGTAGGTCCGATCCCAGATGCTGAACTCCAGGATCTCGGCGGTTGCTGTGGGGCTGCCGTTGTTGAAGCCTGTCGGCCGGCCAGTGGGGATGAAATGGAAGCCGCCAACGATTGCGCCGCCGCTGGCGCCAGCAGGCGCGGTGAGGAAGCTGGCATCGGCGACAAGGGCGCCGGTGGTGGGGTGCTGCCAGATGGCGTAGTCGGTGTTGTTGGAGAAGCTGCCCGGCATCGTCACCGCCGCTGGTGCGGGGTAGCGGATGCCGTTGAGCCCTGAGCCGGCCGCGATGCTGAGCGAGGTGGCACTGGTTTTGGTGAACAGCGAGCCGGGGTGGAAGACAGGCCTGCTGAGGGCCTGCAGGCCCTGGGGGCCCTGTGGCCCCTGCGGGCCGGTGATGTTCTGGGTCTTGCTCCAGGGCATCGCTCAGGCCTCCAGCACGTAGAAGTCGCCGCTGCGGCCATCGAGGTAGTAGTCCCCTGTCTTGGCCTGCAGCAGATCACCAGGCGGCCCGTCGCCGCTCCACCAGCGGCTGCCGCTGCCGGGCGGAATGGCCCAGAGCCCATCAGCCCGCAGGAAGCTGCTGCTGGAGCCATCGCTTGGCGGCACACCGCCGGCGCTGTCGCCGCCACTCCAACGGCGCAGGCTCCACTGCTGCGAGCGGCTGCCGTCGTAGGGCACACCAGCCAGGCCAGGCCCTGGGATCAACGGCTGCAGCTCACCAGGCGGCCGTGGCGGCAGTGGTGGTGGATCCGGCTGCCAGATCGGGCAGCCCGCGAGGCTCACCAGCAGCGTTGCGCTGATGCCGCTACCGCTCAGTTCTGCCGTAATCGTGTAGTCGGTTCGGGTGTCATAGGTGTGGCGCGCGCGGGCGTTGCCGTCGCTGCCCTGCCATGGGCAGGTCTCGATGCAGCCATCCCCCCAGTCCACCGTCACCGCAGCGGGCGGCGTCTGGCGTGGATTGAGCACCAGCTCCAGAGCCGCGGCTTCCGCTGGATCACCGTCTGCGGTTGGCGCCGGCAGCCAGCTCAGCTCCAGCGCATCCGCAGGCACTGGGGCCCTGGAAAAACCGAGTTGCTCCCAGCGCAGCACCTCATTCGGTGGCACCCAGAGCGGATGGCCCGGGCAGCCGGTTGGCTGCAGCAGGCGGATCAGCTGGGCGCTGATGCCGCTGCTGCTGATGGCCGGGGTGCGTGTCGCACCGGGCGGTGCACTCGGCGTGGGAGAAGAGCTCATGGCTGTTGCGCTCAGATCAGCGGGTCATCCAGCAGCGCGTCCGGCAGGGGCCCGCAGCGGCTTGCCTGCTGCTCCAGCGCCGAGGCCTGCTCGATCAGCTCGGCCTTGGTCTGGCTGCCATCGAGCTCCGCGCCGTAGAGGGTGGAGCAGTGCTCAACGATCTGGGCCTTGGTCATCGCCTGGAAGTCCGTGGCTCCAGCCGGCTCTGGCGCTGCGTCCGGCAGTTGCCAGGGCCCAGGCTCTGGTGCCAAGGCGGGCTCGGGGTCCGTCATGGCCACCGGGAGCAGCAGCTCAGGTGGTTGCGGCTCCGCTGGTTGCGGCGGCTGTGGTTGCTGCAGCGGTGGTTGAGGCTCGCTGGCGGGTTGCAGCTGCCAGCCGAGGCTCTGCCAGCCGCCCAGATGCACCGGCCAGATGAACCGATAGCGGCTCCCCAGCGCGATCCGCACCATCCCCTCGGGGATGGCGGGATCTGTGAGGTCATGGCGAACAGGAGTCGACATAGCCATCAGGCAGGAATCGTGGCCGTCAGCCCCACGTGCATCCCCGCCGGAGTGGCGGGGCTCACCAGAGCCTTGGCAAAGCAGAGCGCCGGCACATCCACATCCGCCAGGTCTGCTGCATTGAGCTGGATGTCGCGGCCACTGAGGAACGCTTCCACCCGGCCGCCTTCTGCCGGTAGGGCAACGCGGACAGCACTGATCCAGCTGCCGGTGGTGCCATCGCGCAGCACCGGTGCCAGCAGCAGTTCCACCTCCACCGCGGCAGGCGCGCCGGGATGGGAGGCCACCAGCGAGAAGCGGGAGGCCGCATCGAGCTTGGTGTTGAGCAGCACCTCCTCACCGGAGAGGAAGGTGTGCTCGCTGTTGCGGATGGCGCTGCGGTTCGTCCAGCCCACCAGGGTGGTCTCCGCATCGATCAGGGGGTTGCCGTTTCCGTAGGTCATGGGTGATCTCCTCAGGCCCCAGCGGGGGTGATGTTGAACAGACGGCCGGCGGCGCGGGGCTGCAGCACGGCAAAGCCCACGTACCAATCCACGCGGGTGCGGAACACCGGGGCATCGGGCACCTCGCCTAGGTCCCGCACCGAGATGCCGTAGCGGCCCTGGAACGGGCCCTGCAGGCCGGTCACGCCCTGATCACCAAAGGTGCAGCAGTAGATCGAGCTGGTGCCGCCCGCCTCGTCGTAGCCCATCACCTCGACGCCCTGGGCATCGCGGTCGACGGTGAGGATGTCGCAGTCCTGGTAGCGATGCACCGTCATCCCGTAGGAGTTGGTGCTGGTCTGGTACACACCACCGCCGATGGAGGCGCGGGCGAGGGCATTGAGCTGGCGGCGCATCGCCTTGCTCATCACCAGCACCTTGCTGCCGCCATAGGCATTCACCGAATCGATCAGCTCATCGAGCCGATCGAAGTTCAGTGGTGCACCGGGGATGGCACCGGCGGTGTTGTTGATCGCCATCGGATTGCCGGGCGGCAGCCGCTTGCTTAGGCCGTCAAAGGCGCGGGGGTTGCTGGCGGTGTCGCCGTTGATCACGGTCGCTTCCAAGGTGAGCCGCATTGAGCGCACCTTCATCTCGATCTGGCTGGCCCGGGCTTCCGGGCCCATCAGGTCCACGATCGAGCGGTCCACATCCACGTCACCGCCGAAGAGGTGCACCGCTTCTGCGCGCTGGTCCACCACGCCGTAGCTCTGGGTGTAGCCCTCGTTCACGGCGCGGAAGCCCACCGAAGGCAGTTCCTGCTCGGCGGAATAGAAGAGGCCGCTGCCGGCGATGTTCATGAACGGCAGCCGGGCGAGCAGTTCGCCCTCCGAGAAGGTCTTGAGCACAGCGAGGTGCTCAAGCCGGTGCTCGTATTTGGCTGCCTCGATCAGGGTGAGGCCCATGGCACAGGTGGGGCCAGGCCCCAGTGATGTCAGGGGCTATTGCCGAGGCGCGACCAACTGCCCCACAGGAGAGCGTTCAGCCTTGGCCGCCGATCACCCGCTGCAGCACCTGCTGGCAGTTCGTCTGCAAGGCCAGCGGCAGCAGTCCGATGCGCCGTTTCACCAGTGGCATGGCCAGCGTTGTCATGCGGCTGAGCCGCAGCCTTGAGCTCACCTTCAGGCCGGTGCCTGAGAAGCCTGGATGTTCGGCTGGGATGTCGAGCTCATCGCTGGCTGTTGGGCCGCTGATGTTGGAGCTGATGAAGGCCAGCAGCACATCCCCATGGCGATCACTGGTGGTGATCACCAAAGCCGGCCGAGGCTTGGCCGCCGGCCCATCCGTGAAAGGGAAGGCGACAAGCACAATGTCGTAGCGGCTGAGCATCAGCCGGCAACGATCGCTTCTCCGTCGGAGAAGCTGTAGAGGTCAGGTTCAGCGGCCAGGTCGTCAAAGGCTCCCCCGGCCATGGCCATCTCAGCCAGGGCACCGTGACTCAGGTCACTGTTGTCCAGCTCCAGCTGCCTGAGCAGCCAGCGGCGATCGTCAGCCGGCAGGCTGCGGATCACGGCGAGCAAGTTCTCGGTGAGCTGGGGATTGGTCATGGCCCCCAGGCTAAGCAATCTGAAGCGCAGGGATCACTGGCGCGGCGGTCTCAAGCAGCCCTTCGGCTGACACGCAGGCAGGCCTGGATCAGTGGATGGATGCTGCTGCGGCAACAGCAGAAGACTGCTCTTCTGCCATGACCACCACAGCCGGATCGGCCACCCCTGCTATCCAGGCGCCGTTCAGCGCTGAGCGCTGGCGTCAGTTCTGGGACAACTGGAAAGGTCAGCCTCAGCAACTGGACGGCATCGAGCAGTTGCGCCTGGCCGTCATAGCGGCCGATCCACAGGTCCTTACCGAGTCCGCCCCCTGGCGGCAGACCTTCTCCTCGGCACCACCGGCTCCAGCCCATGCCAATCCGCTGCCGGTGGCCTGGGAAAACCAGAACGACAACGCCTCAGGCACTGGCTATCGCGAGTGCTTCTCCAGCAGCTGCGCCATGCTCGCCCGCTTCTGGGGCAAGGTCAGTGGCGATGACGCCTACAACGTCATCCGTGCTCGCTATGGCGACACCACCTCGGCAGAAGCGCAGTTGGCCGCCTTGCGATCCCTGGGGCTGACCGCCCACTTCGCCACCAACGGCCAGCGCGCAACGCTGGAGGAGCAGATCAACCTGGGGCGGCCGGTGGCCGTGGGCTGGCTGCACCACGGCCCCGCCTCAGCCCCCAGCGGCGGCGGTCACTGGAGTGTGGTGATCGGTTTCACCGATGCCGCCGCCATCCACAACGACCCCAACGGTGAGGCCGACCTGGTCCATGGCGGCTACACCGCCAACACCAAAGGCGCCTCTCAGCACTACAGCTGGAAGAACTGGCTGCCGCGCTGGCAGGCCGATGGCCCCTGCACCGGCTGGCTGCTCACCTGCCATCCCTGACCCCAAGGAGCACGGCCATGGCTGGTGGCGATGGATTTGATCGCGAGCGCTTCCTGCTGCGGGCGGTGGCTGGGGTGTTCATCGCCCAGTTCGCGCTCTATGCCGCTGGCCTTGGCGGTTGCTTTTGGCTTGGTCTGCAGCGGCGGCTTGGCCCGGTGTGCAGCAGCTACGCCGAGAACCTGCAGCAGACCTTTGAGACGGCGGTTGGCACCAGCCTGGCCTTGCTCGGTGGCGGCAGCATCGTCAGTGCCCGGCGCCGCGATCCAGACAACTGAACCAGCCTGGCCGCAGCGCTGATCGCGACGGGCGGAAGCTTTAAGGCTGGGGATGGGCCTCCGTTCGATCCAGGTAGCTGGCGGCCCACACCGCCGGAGCGATGCCATGGGGCACCAGACGCCTGTAGGGCTCGCTGCTCAGCAGCTCCTGCACCGCTTCTGCCAGCAGGGCGGTGGAGCGACTCTCCGGCAAGCGATGGCTCAGGGCCTGCTGAACGCGCAGCAGGTACCAGGCACTGCCTTCCAGTCCAGCCGTGAAACGCTCCCAGCCATTGGGGTTGCTGCGCGCATCGAGCACCAGATCGCGGGCGTTGTGGGCCTTGTCGGCTGCCGTCACCAGCAGGGAGGTCTGCGGCTTCTCCTCCAGTGAGGCGAGATAGCGGGTCTTGCGCAGCAGCCAAGGTTCCTTCTCGGCGCCGGGCTCCACGGGGCCAGCGGTGTCGGTGCAGTCCACCACGATCGCGGCCACCTCCTCGCCAAAGCGTGCGGCAATCGAGGCCTGGCTCTGACCCGCATCCTCGATGGCGTCGTGCAGCAGACCAGCGATCGCCTGGTTTTCGCTGCCGCCGTCTTCCCACACCAGAGCACTCACGGCAATGAGGTGGGCGATGTAAGGAACCGGCTTGCCCTTGCGACGCTGACCGCGGTGCAGCTCAGCCGCCCAGCCCAGGGCATCGGTGTAGCGCTGGCTGTGGGCGTTCTCGGGAGCCGTCATCGCCTCGTTCTACAGCCGGTGTTGCGGCTGCTGTCTCAACCAGGCCCCGGCAGCCATCCGGCCATGGGGTCGGCGAGGAATCACCAGCACTGCCCCGGAGCGCAGGGCTGTGCCCTGCTCGTCCCGCCCTGGCAAGGGCTGACGCGAGTCGGCTACGCCGACCCTTGCCAGGGCGTGTCGTCCGGGGCGATGGGACAGGTGTTCCTCTCCTCCTTCCCATGGCCTCCTCTGCTCCTCTGGCCTGTCCGATCCGTCAGCTGGTGCTACACAGCTACCCGGCTGGGCTCAAGGTCGCCGCTGCCGAGCGCGTCACGGTCTTCTATGGCCGCCGCGGCAAGCCCGTGAAGAAGCCGCGCTTCCTGCCAGCTGAGCTGGCCCATCAGCTGGCCCGCAAGCTGGCCGCCAAGCGCCTCGGCACCGTCTCGGTGCTCTGAGGCGGCGGCCTTCCGGCCCGGCGTTGCCGGGCCTTTCTGCCCTTGGCCAGCTCGTTGCCAAACCGGTGGCTGATCTCAGAGCCAGGGCCGGTAGGGGCTCCGTTGCCTGCGCGCTGCAGCACGAGCGGGAGCTGAGCCGAACTGGGGGCTGCTGCCATTGCGGCGCCGCCGCACCCAAACGCCCTGACGGATCAGGCGGCGATCGGCCTCATTGGCCTGCTGGATCGCCACCAAGCTGCCGTAGCCGGCTTTCTGCCTTGCCTGAGCACGATCTTTGGCCTGGCTGCGATTCAGCGCCGGCACCACGGTGGCGGTGGAGCGACGGCTCCAAAAGGCCAGGTAGTAGTGCCAGCGCGTCATGACGCTCAGCTGCGCGGGCTGCGGCCGTTGAGGGCAAAACCGGCCCGGTAGAGCTCGCTGGCGCTCATCGCCTGTGGATTGATCACCTCCCCAAAACCGCTGGCGCCGATACCGCTGGCTGCAGTGCCCGCGGGCAAAGCGCCCGTGCCCATCGCGCCGCGCTGCTGGAACAGGAAGCCATAGACGGGATGGATGCGCAGCTGATCGAGGTAGTCGGCCGTGGTCATTGGCCGGCCGTCATCACCCAGCAGCGGCTGGCCCTGGCCGTCGAGGGGTTCGAGCGCATCGCTGCCGTCCTTGCTGCTGCCAAGCCGGAAGCAGTCCCAGAGCATCGAGCGGAACACCTGAAAGAAGGTGCCGCGCCCATCGCCGCCGGTGCGCCCTTCCGCTTCTGAGAAGGCACGCTCCAGCAGTCGCTCCTTGCGTAGCTCCTGCACCCGCTCATGGGCGGCGTCGCGCTCCGCCGAGACAGCTGCCACCCGTTTGGCGGCGGCCTCCTCCATCTGGCGCTCACGCAGCTCCAGCTGCTGCTCGAGGTGCTGCTTTTGGCGTTCGGCCTCCTGCAGACGGGCGTACTCCTCGGGGTTGATCTCCGAGAAGCGGGTCAGCTGCTGCCGCAGCCCGCGCAGTTCCTTCTCCAGTTGATTGCTGCGGCGCCGCTCGGCCTTGAGGGCTTCGCTGAGGCCGTCTCCACCTGAGCCTTGGGAGGATTCATTGGCAGTGGTTGCAGCATCCGAGCCGGTGCTGTGCTCGGCCTGCGTGCTGTCCTGCTCGCTGACCTCAGGGCCCTGGAGGTCCAGCAGCTCGTTGCCTTCACCCCCGCTGCGGGTGGTGCTCGTGTTGGGGGTTGCGGAAGCAGTGGCCATGACCCGTCTCGGCTGTCAGTGGATCGGCAGCCCATCGCGGCGCTGCCATCCCCTGTTGCCGAGGAGCGAATTGTTTCCGGCGAGGAGCTCTAACCTCCTGGAATGACCACCGTGCAAGCCATCGAAGCTGCCGTCGAGCAGCTGGCCCCTGAGCAGCGGGCGGAGTTCCGGGCCTGGTTCGAAGCCTTTGATGCCAACGAATGGGACCTGCAGATGGAGCAGGACCTGCAATCGGGACGTCTGGACTGGCTGGCGGAAGAGGCCCTTGGTGACCTGGCTGCTGGTCGCTGCACCGATCGGTGAAGCATCGCGCCAGTCCCCGCTTCTGGTCCTGCTACGAAGCCATGCCTGCTGATGTTCAAGACCAGGCCGATCGGGCTTATGAGCAGCTGAAATCGGACCCGCGCCATCCCTCACTGCATCTCAAGCGCATTGGACGGTTCTGGTCCGTTCGCGTCGGCCTCCGGCACCGTGCGCTGGCCGTCGAGGCGTCAACGGATGAGTTGCTGTGGGTGTGGATCGGCACCCATGCCCAATACGACCAGCTCCTGAAAAGGGCCTGATCACGGATCAGAGGCGTTCATTGCCGATTCGGCTTGAGCGTTCCGAACACCCGCTCGCCGATCAGCGGCTGCACCAGGGAGCCGATGCCGCCGGAGCCGTAATCGGCGCCGAACTCCAGCACCACAAAGGCGGTGTGCTGGGCGTAGGGATCCACATCAGCAGCGCCCGCAGGATTGAGCAGGCTGAGATCCCCCAGCCAGATCAGCCCCTCGCAGGGGGCAACAACAGTGCTGCCACCGCTGGCAACGCGGCGGCCGTTCTGCTGCCAGCTCAAGGTGCTGCTCAGCCAGATGGCTCCCGGGTGAGGCGGCAGGCGGGTAGCCCGGCAGATCATGCCGCTGTAGGTGAAGTCGCCGGTGTCGACCCCAGGGCCATTCTCCTTAGAGGAGATGTAGTTGGCGCGCACCAGAAAGCACTCGAGCACATGCGCCGCCTCTACCGCTGAGCTGGTGTCACCAGGGATGGCGTTCTCCGCCAGCAGCAGGCGTGCATTGGCAAAGGGCTGCAGGGGCGTCGCTGGCCAGGTCCCAGATGCCCGTGGATGTTGGCCGCTGGTGAAACGCCTCGGGCTTGTGGTCATCGCTCACCCCCGCAGCATCGGCGTTGCGCCCAGCTGTCCTGCGGCCTGGGCGGTGAACTGCACCCAGCTACTGAGGGAGGGCAACAGCAACAGCAGCTGGTCGGCATAGCGACGCCGCTGACGCAGCAGTCCCATCGCGGGCGAACTGGGGTTGGCGTAGGTGGTCTCGCTCTCCTCGCGCAACAGCGCCGTGTCGTAGGCGATCACATCTGCTTTCTGCAGGGGTGCATCACCAGCCGCCGCGACCGAGCCGGCGATCGGCCCCGAGTGGCTGCGCTTCTGGATCGCTTGCTCCTGCTCGCAGCCACCGTCCAGCAGCTGCTGATCGATCAGGGCCACCGCATCCAGCAGGGCACGGGCACTCAACACCCCGGCCGGGTGTTGGCGCAGTAGATCCGCCATTGCCCGACCGATGGCGTCCAGGCAGGGAACGGTGGCGGGCAGCGCCAGGCACTGGCGGATGGCCTCCTGGTCTTGCGGTTGCCACGTCGCACCACCTGGGGCGCTGGGCGCATTGCTGCTGGTGGTCATGCAGAAGCCGGTGCCACACCGGCCAGATCCCCCAGCCATTGCCGCAGAGCCTGCTCGCTGACGATGCCGCGCTCATGCAGCTGCAGCATTTCGGCCACGGTTGGTTGTGGCTTGGGCGCGGGAGCCAGCGGGCTGATTTCCACCAGCAACGCCGGACCCTGCTGCACGGGAACTGGTTCTCCGGTGATTGCACACCAGTGCAGCAGGAGGGAGGAGAACATCGAGGCCTTCTGGATCGCCTGGCTCTGCAGCAGCGCATAGGCCTGCGATGCAGCCAGAGAAATCTCGGTGGCGGTGCGTGGAGCCCCCTGGGCGCCAGAGGGAATCAGGGCGTCACGGCGCATGCCCTGGTCTAGGGATTCCAGCCAGGCGCGGTGCTCGGCCAAGGAGCGGGCCTGGATCTCCACGAACTGGAAGCTGGCGCCATCGGGCAGGTCAATCACGCTGTTGGGGCCCAGGACCACCGGCTCGCTGGTGCCACTGTCCATGGGGCCGACGACCCCTGTGCGCACACCCACCGGCAGAGCCGTTCGGTACAGGAGCTCCTGGTAGTCGCTCTGGCAGCGGAAGTGGTTGAGGTACTGATGAGCCAGGCCAAGGTGAGGCAGGTCACCCTCGCCAAAAGCAGCGCCATCACTGGCGTACCAGATCAGGGGCAGCTGGCTGATACCCCGGTAGTGCTGTAGTCCAGATCGTTGCGGGCGCCAGCCCGATGGGGCCTTCGGGTCTGCCATGAGCTCGATGGTCTCGACGCTCATGCCCTCGCCGTCGAGGGCAACGGAGCCGTAGAGCCATGGATGCTGAGGTCGATCCGGGTCCAGGGGCTCGTCCTGGGCCTTTGGGTTGGGCAGCCGAAAGCTGACCGCGACAGGCAGGGACTGTGGGGCTGGCAGATGCCAGTTCAGGAGGTCGCGGCGCTCCAGCAGAGCAAGACGCGGCAGCGAGAGGCGATCGCCACGGCGCAGAGCCTGCTGGCGGTCGCCCTCGCTGGGCCAGAGGTGCTCAGGCGGCAGGACACCTATCTGCGCTGCCCCATCGCGGAGCACCAGCACGTCGGCGCGCTCGAGGAACACACCCAGGTCGGTGCCGCGTCCATCCACATCACTGATCACCGCCTGCAGCGAGGCCGGCAGCTCATGCCAGTGGCTGGAGGCCAGCATCCCCGCGAAGGTGCGCAGGGCATCACGGAAGAACCCCGAGGGCAGGGCCGCATCCAGCCGGCGTCGGTAGGCGGTTTCAGGCTCGCGTTCACCGCGGGGGAGGTAGTGCTCCTTGCGGCCAGCGAGGAGGTCCCAGCAGTCCTGGATCAGCTCCAGGCGGGGGAGAAGTGCCGCCAGGCTGGGATGCAGCGGCCAGGGGAATGAATCCGAGGGGAGCTGGGCCAAGCCCGATCAGCGGCTGCCGGCTATTGCCGGTGCTCCCTGCGCTGAACCGCACCCCCCCCCCCCGAGCCGGAAAGCGTGGTGCACCTGAGCCAAGACCTTGGGGCTGGATGGTTCTCAGACCCGCGAACCACACCTACGGTTGACGAGGCTCAACACAACGCCACTGCTATCACGGCCATCGATGATCCCTTGATTGACACTCTGCAGCTGGTTATCGGACAACAATCGACATGCCGATGGGGTTCTCGGAACCGTCGAATATCAAGTTGGGTGGGTTGACAGAGTCCTGTAGCGAGTATGATTGCCAAATTCTTCAATCCATCAGATCTACAGAGATGCCGAGCACCGAAGCAGCTGAAGACCTTGCGCTTACCGATGTCGACGATCTTCCATGGGCTGACGATTATGCATCAGCCGAAGAGCCAGACACTCAGATTGACGAGTACGATCTCACTGCGACGCCAAATGATTTTAATGTAAGTACGATCTTCAACTTTATTGAAGCTGGAGCTGTGAAGGTGCCAGGCTTTCAGCGGAACTACGTATGGGATATTCGACGAGCATCGAAGCTTATTGAGTCCTTGATCTTGGGATTACCGGTCCCTCAGGTATTTCTGTACGAGGAGGATAAGAATAGCTTTCTTGTCGTTGACGGGCAACAGCGCTTGATGTCAGTCTACTATTTTGTGAAAGGCCGCTTTCCAAGAAGCAATTCAAGAGCAAGACTCAGGATGATTGCCCTTGAGAAGGGGTGCATGCCGGAAGAGGTCTTGGAAAATGACGAGCTTTTTCAACCTTTCTCTCTTTCTCTTCCCTCTAGGCTGCAAGCTCCGCCCAACAAGTTTCATGGAAAAAAGTATACAACACTTGGAGAGTATAAGCGTACTTTGGATTTGAGGCCAATTCGCAATGTAATCGTTAAGCAGAATGCGCCGAAAGACGATGATTCTTCGGTTTATGAGATGTTTAATCGTCTTAACACTGGCGGTGTTAACTTGAGCCCGCAGGAGATTCGCTCCAGTATCTATCACTCAGAGTTCTTCGAGGCTCTCTACAAGATCAATAGCAAAGAAGCATGGAGAAGAATTATCAGTAAGGAGCAGGCTGACCTTCACGGCAAGGATGTTGAGATCCTTCTAAGGGCATTTGCCCTTCTCTTGGACTTGCCAAGTTATAAGCCATCGATGGTAAAGTTTTTAAACCAGTTTGCCAAGAAGGCCAAGAAGTATTCTAGGGAAAATATTGAATATCTGGCAAGCCTCTTTGATGCATTCGGAACTGGTACAGGTTCTCTACAGGCAGACATATTTATTAACCCGCGAACCAAGAGGCTTAACGTCGCCCTATTTGAGTCCGTATTCTATGCATCTTGCAATAGCGCAGCAAAAAATGGATCGACAGATATAATACAACCAACAATGAGCTATATTCAAGCGGTCGCTAACGACGAAGTGTGGAAGCAGGCATCAATTGAGGCAACGACTGACAAGGCCAATGTGACTACGCGTATGAATCGTGCCTGTGATTTGATTGAATCAAGCCATGCCTGACGAGTCTCCAATTGACAGAATTTATAAAGAGCTTGGCGTTGCAATCAATGCTCTTCAAGCATCTGGAGAGATATCGGCGCAAGTAGTCATTGAAGATCACGCACGCAAGGCACTTCTGCTCTCAGTTGCAAGTCATTTTGAGCATAGGCTAACAGGCTACCTAAAGCAACTTTGCATGATGGCGAAGAATTCACTGCTTACGGAGTTTGCAGTCAATAAGGCAGTCTCACGACAATATCACGCCTTGTTTCAGTGGAAAGACAAGAATATGAATTCTTTCTTTGGCCTATTTGGCTCAGAGTTTAAGCAGCGCATGACGGCTTCGGTGAAAACCGATTTGCAACTTGATAAGGCAATCAAGGCTTTTCTTGAACTTGGCAATCTGCGAAATCAGCTTGTTCATCAAGACTATGCTACGTTCCCACTTGATAAGACCTCTGATGAGATTTATCAGCTATATCTAGAAGCATTGTATTTCGTAGACGCGTTTCCTGGGTGTCTTGATGAGTTCATAATACAAGATGACGAACCTGTCTCTTCCGCCGTCGTTGGTTGCGCCTCGGAAACCACCCAACAACAAGATCCAGCGGTCGGGTCTAATAGTGATTGATAATCTCCAAGGTAAGTGCCCGCCGCTGATCTTGAGCGTTTGACCACAATTCTTTTCTCCCTGATCACTCTTGATCATGTCCAAGCCAACGTGGTCAACCGTTAAATCCGCTGCTTCTGAGCTGAGCCAAAAAGAGCTGCTCAGCCTGGTCGGTGAGCTGTATCGCCTCTCCAAGGGCAATCAAGCCTTCCTCCATGCCCGCTTCGCGGATGCGGAAGCCGCCATGGCGGATTGCAAGAAGGGCGTCGCTGAATGCCTGTACCCAGATGTGTCGCGCGATCGCCCGCTGCAGGTCGCCAAGGCCAAAAAGGCTGTTGCGGATTTCTGCAAGGCGGTTACTGATCCAGCCGCCCATGCCGAACTGATGGTGTTCTTCCTCGAGCAGGGGAATGCCTTCACGCTGGAATACGGCGACATCGATGCGGGCTTCTTCAGCGCCTTGGTGGCCATGGCCCGCCGCGCCGCCGAGGTGATCTGCAGTCTGCCCGTCGACCTGCAGGAGCCCTTCAGGGTGCGGTTGGGTGAGGTTGTGCGCTCATCTTCGGGTATTGGCTGGGGCTATCACGACGACCTTGCGGATATCTACGCCGCCGCATTTCCTGATCGGCGTTGAGGAAATCTGACCCCGACCGGCTCACTGCTCATTCCAGCTCTGGATCCGTCTCACGCACCGCCATCGCCACCACCCGCACGCTGCAGGCCTGCCCGATCTCCCGCCAGCGCTCCAGCGTGATGCCCAGCCGCCCGAGCATCACCTCCAGTGGCTGCCCCTCCCCCAGCAACCTCTGACCACGCACATGCAGCTCCCGCCAGCGGCCCGGCACTGAGATCAGAAAGCCCTTGTCACGCAGGTAATGGGTGATCTCGCCGTTCACAAAGGGCCTGGCGTAGGCGATGAAGTGGTTGGGGCTGCGGCCGGGTCTGTGGATGTCGTAGCGGCGTGAGGCCTTGATCAGCCCGATCGCTGCCAGCTGCTCCAGGTCTTCCTTGGGATGGCCAGTGCGGCGGGCGTAGTTGGCCGCCACCTTCGCTGCAAAGGTCAGGTGCTCCACCACCAGGGCATCAGCAGCGGCATGGGGTGAGCGCAATGGCCCGCGAGCACGACCGGATGTCGTCACGCGAGGGGTGGCCTGCTGGGGCCTGGGGCGGTGGACGCGTGGTGGGGTGCTCATCAGAAATGGGGGGATGTCCCTCAGCGGGAGAACAGCAGCGGCCGGGGCGTGGCCTTGCCCTGGCTGCGCCAGTGCTGGGTCTGCACCCAGATCACGCCCTGGCAGAAGGCATCCACCAGGTCGTCATGGGCTCCGTTGGGAAAACCCAGCAACTCGCTGATCAGGGCGTCGTTGCCGCTGCGAAAAGCCAGCTGGCCAGCCTCCAGCAGCGGGGCGATGGCATGGGCCCGGCTCAACTTGCTACCGGTGGGCCGCACAGCAATCAGGCCAGGAATCTGGCGCTGCAGCAACTGGCAGACGGCCGGGCCATTGGCGGCGTCCTCCACCAGCACTGCATCAGGACTCAAGCCCTGGCCCAGCGATGCCAGGGTCTGGCCGAGGAAGTTGACCACCCCCGGCAGGTCGAGCCGGTGGTGCTGGCTCCAGATCACCTCGATCCGGTGGACAACGCCTTCCTGCAGTTCGGCCGGTGAGCGCACCCGGGCGGCACTGGGGTGGAGCTGTTCACCCCTTGCCCTGGCCTGGGCAGCCGGGTGGCGGGCCTCCGGATCCGGCAGGAGGCCGAGCAGGCAGAAGCCGCAGTAGTCGTTCTCCGCTCCCCCCTTGAAACTCAGATCACAACTGAGCACCACCGCCGCAAAGGGCCGTTGCGCCGCCCGGCCGTCTGGAGCAGGGGTGCCCGCTGTGGTGCGGATCCATACGCGTTGGAACAGCAGGCCCTCTGCCGGCGAGGGGCGCTGCTGGTACAGCGCGTTCCACCAGTAACTACCGGCGCGGATGCGGATCTGCTCCAGCTCCACCAGCGGGAACCGATCGGGGCAGAGCGGCTCACCGGGCTGGCGCCAGTCCGGCTCGATGGTGCAGGTGGCCGGGAACTTGATCTGCTGCTGGGGCAGTTCAGCAATGGCCGGCAGGTTCAGCACCTGCCAGCGCTGCGGGGCCTCGCCGCTCTCCTGCTCCAACAGCCAGCCGATCAGGTCGTCTTGGTGCCAGCGGGTCAGCACCACCACCTGGGCCGCGCCTGCAAAACCCCATCGCGAGGGCCCCACAGGGGCCGGCCCCTGTGGGGCCGGTTCAGCGCGGGTGAGCCAGACGGACTGGAACCACTCGATCAGCTTCTGACGTTGGCCGGCGGAATTGGCGTCTTCTGGACCCTTGTAGGGGTCATCGATGATCCCCAGCGCGTAGCCCTTGCCGGTGAACGGCCCGCGCACACCGGCAGCAATGCAGCCACCGCGCTCGGGCGTCAGCCAGTTGCCCACGGCAGTGGAGTCCTTGGAGAGGGGATGGCCGACGGCGCGGTAGTAGTGCCTGGCTTCCCGGCTATGGGCATAGGCCAGCTCGGCCGAATACGAGGCGATGGCGCAGAAGCGTGTGGGGTAGCGGCTCACCCAGTAGGCCGGGAACAGCTTGGACACCAGTAGTGATTTGCCCAGCCGCGGGGGGCAGCAGACGATCAGGCGGTTGAGCTCGCCATCGGCCACGCGCTGCAGCAGGGCGATCAGGCGCTCGGCCCAGGTGTGGAAGGCGTAGCCGGGATAAGCGGCCACGATGAAATCACGGAAGGCCTGCTGGACCTGGGGGCCGTTCTGCTGGCGGCAGGGGTCAGGAACATCCAGCAGGCCCCAGTCGGCCCAGCGGTCGCTAGCCGGATCGAGAAGCAGGCCGGCCATCAACTTCTGGCCCCGCCCCCTTGGGGTTCGGGGGGTTTGATCGGCGCCCGCAGCAGCCCGCCGATCTCGGCGATCACCCGGAAGGCACCCACTGCAGCTGAGAACTGCTCAGCATCCATGGCCCGGCGGGCGCAGTCATTGAGGGCAAAGATCTGCTCGGCCTGGTGGCGGCGCCGGTCGGAGATCAGCTCCTCCACCATCCGCTCGCGGGCCAGGTTGAGGTAGCGATTGATCGTCTGGGTGTTCTTCACCCCCCAGCTTTCACGAGCTTTTTCGGCGATCAGCGCCAGCGGAATGCGCTGGGCGATCCAAAGCTGCGCTTCTGCCACACGCCGCTCCACCTCCAAACGCGAGGGCCGAGGGGGTGGCTGCATGAGCAGTCCCCTCGTGCGGCGCGGGGGGTTGGCATGGCCGATCGGTCGGGCGGGGTCGGTGGGCTCATACAGCGGCTGGCCGTTGTCGTCTTCTGCGCTGGCTGCAGAGCGCAGCTCTTCCACCGGATCAGCGGCGCTGCTTGGGCGGGAGTGCTGCGGCATGGGCTCAGAACGGCAGTGCCGGCGTTTTGGGTGCACGGATGGTCCAGAAGGGTTTGCCGCGCTTTTCGGTGGCGCTGCCCTGCTGGATCGCGCTGTCCTTGGCGGCCTTGAGCTGCTGCTCGATCTGTTGCACCACCGGCGGGAAGTCGTAGCTCAGCCGCCCGGGGCTGTGGGCAAAGGCCCAGTCGTTGTGGGAGAAGGCTGGATCCAGCTGGCCGGCGGCCATTGCCGCGTTGAGGGCTTCCAGCAGGGGCTCCAGTTGCTGCTCCAGCTGCTTCTGCCGGGCCTTGATCGCGGTGACGGCATCCAGCAGGGCATCGAGATCAGCCGCATCTGCGGGGGACGCAGGTGGAGCAGCAGCGAGCAGGAGGTCCGCCATCAGAGAGCACTAGATCATTGACCCGGACAACTCCGAGCCTTCTCAATCTAGCGGCTCTGCATCACGAGCCAATGTCCCGACATGCCTCGCGGATGTCTGGGTGATCAGAAAGGGCGGTGGCTCAGGCAGTAACGGCTCCAGGCCGCCGCCCAGGCCGCCAGGCACTGCTCACGGCTGTAAAAGGTGCTGGTGAACGCCTCGCCGGGCTTGCTCCAGATCGTCTGGCCCAGCTCGTAGTGGTTCCCCTGGGCGGCCTCGAGCACCATGTAGCCGCCCAGCTGGGCGGCGGTGGAATAGGGCCGGCCATGGGCTGAGAGCGTCTTGAGGTCGTAGAGCACCCGCACCGGCTGGCCATGGCGTTCGCTCAGTGCCGGTGAGACATACGCCCCATCGAAGGCACCAGCCACGTTGCGGGTGAGGCAGCAGGTGAGCCGTTCGCTGGCGATCACCTCCACCTCATCCCAGAGCGGCAGCTGCAGCAGCGGCAGGATCCAGTCCCGGTACTGGTGATGCCCTGGCATGGCTTCGGCATCCAGCAGGGCCTCGCTGGCGCTCTTGCCTACCAAGAAGCGGGCCTGGCTGTAGTGCTCCAGAGCGGCATGCACCGTGGTGCCGCGCGGCTCCCAGATCGGCCGCTTCGCCTCGATCGCCCGTTTGGCGGTCTCGCTGAGGCCATGGGCCAGCACGCCGGTGATCGACACAGGAAACAGGTGATCGCCCAGCCAGTAGCGATGGGCCTCCTCATCCCGCGAGAGGCCGGGGATGGGATCAAGCCAGGTGGAGGTGGTGGTGACCATGACCGTTTCAGTTGTGACGCGGCGTGACGATGGGCGTCACAGCCGAGAGGGCTTGCCGCCAGGAGCTTCTAGGGGTGGCTGTAACGCTGTAACCCTTTTTCAGAGATAGAGGCTTTAGCAAGCAGCAGGGGCTGATTCGGAGGGTGTGCATGTGTCGTTGAATTCATAGGGGGCTCTATCGGATCCCTGTAGCGTTACATCGTTACAGCGGCCCAGATCGATTGCGTGGCAGTTGATCTGGGCGTTACCGCTGCTGTTATGTCTGGCCCGTTTGTGACGGCTGTTCGTTACAGCTCGCCCAGGGGAATGGCGACCGCACGGCTGACCATGCCGGCGCCACAGAAGCGCACCGGTCCGGCCCGTTGCGCACCGGCCAGGCGCAGCAGCACCACGGGCCAGCTGTTCTGCCAGGCGGTATCAGCAAGAAACTGCTCAATCGCCTTGGCGGTGTTGCTCACCAGCAGCCGGTCCTGATCCACCCGCAGGCCATGGCGCCCAAGGGTCTGGGCCGCCAAACCCGGGCTCACGTCGATGCAACTGCTGTGGCAAGCCGCCAGCTCCACCAGCTCGCCGATCGTGCGGGTGACGGGTTTGTCGTCGGTCTCCACTCGCACCTGGCGCTGCAGGATCGTCTGAATGCAGCGGGCCTCATCCGGCACTTCGGTGCTCTGGCTGTAGCTCTCCCAGTCGTGGCAGGCGATGCAGTGCTCCGCCTCCTCCTGGGTGGGCACCGCATCACTGAGCAGCGACCAGGCTCCGGCCATCAAGGTGCCGTACTGATCCCCCAGGCGCTGGGAGTCGAAGTGCCTTGCCGCAGCAGCGGAGAAGACCACGACCGACTGGCGAATCACCGGGATCAGCGAGACGGTGCGGGCGATCAAACGCCGCGCCACCTCTGGAGTGATGTGGCGTTCGAGATCGCGATCAAGGCTCTGCCAGTGCACCTCGCGTTCCTCCTTGCCCATCTCGGTGGGGCTGCGCAGGGTCAGCTGCGCGAAGCGGCTCTTGTCGGCCCCCTGCTTGAGGGCCGTGGCAATCGATGACATCAGGAACATCGAGCGCACCCGGTAGCGGCTCACATCGCCGCTGGGGGAACCTTTGAGCATCTCGGCGCTGCTCTCGCTGCTGGCCACCCGCGCCAGCGACAGGATCGCCTGCATCCGTTGCTGGTCGCCCTTCTCGTTGCTCTCCGCCTCATCGAAGACCACCGGCACGGCGTCGCAGCAGATGGTCTGGCGCAGGCCGGCTTCTGTGGTCGCGCCAACCACCACCAGGCTCAAATCGCCGAGTAGCGGCGCCACGAAGCGATCGAGGATCTGGCTCTTGCCTGAGCCGGCACCCGCTGTCAGCCAGAGATGGGGGCGCCAGCGCAGGGCTCCGCAGATCGGAGCCAGCACCACCCAGCCCAGGAGCAGGGTGCCGGAGGCCGGCACCTCCCAGCGAAAGCGGTTGGCGATGCCCACGATCACACCTGCTTCTTGCACGGTCAGGGGCTCAACGCCGCAGGGCCCCTCCAGGCGCTTGAGGCGTTGGTAGATGTGCCGCGAGCGGAAGGGTTTGGTGATCGGGTGCTCCCCCTCGGGGGTGATCAAGCGATCACCGAGGTGCAGCACTGTGCGGCCCTCATCCCACCAGGCCCCGCGGCCGCGGATGCGCTCCACCGCAAAGATCCCCATCGCGGCCGAGCTCTTGTGCAGATCACTGGCTGCCGCCGGCCAGTTCACACCGGTCCGGCTGGGGTAGAGGCTCTCCCAGTACTCCAGTGGTGCCAAGGCCACCAGGTGGGTGGCGGTGTGGCAACCCCGGGGCAGGCGGATCACCTGACCGGTGCTGCCAGGTTGATAGAAGTTCGCGTCCGCGTCGTAGCCAAGGCACTGAAAAGGCGTGCCCGGGTTTGGGGGTGCAGCAGGCGCTGTCACTGGCGGAGCACCAGCGTCATCGCCAGCAGCACCCGCGTCGGCGGGGCTCCATGGCTGGGCTGCTTTCGCCAGCTGTCGGGCGGCCTGCTGGGGTGTCCAGTCGGCATCGGCTAGGTCCCAGCCCTGGGGCAAGTCCGCCGGCAGGGCCACCAGTTGCAGCTGGCAGTCGAGCGGGTGCAGCAGGGCGGCCAGGCTCTGCATGGCTTCCAGGCCCGCGGCATCGGCATCGGGCCAGAGCGTCACCGAGCGGCCGGCCAGAGGCGTCCAGTCCGCCTTGGCGATCGCCTTAGCCCCATTGGCCCAAGTGAGCACCACGTGCTGCGGGAACAGGCGTGCAGCCGCATCGGCGGTGCCCTCCCCTTCCACCACCAGCACCGGAGCGTTGGGGCGCTGCAGCAGATCCGGCAGTCCGTAGAGCGGCCTGGGAGTGGGCCAGTCGCAGCTGAAGGCGTCGCGGCGGCTGGGGCGATGCCAGTCCCCATCCAGCCAGACGCGATGCAGGAAGGCTTTGCCGCCGCTGCGCAGCCGGATCCGCTGGATCCAGAACAGCACTTCCCCGGACCCATTGCGGTAGGCCCACTGGGCGGTGGCCCCGCGGTTCAACGGCGGTGGCTGGGCATCGGCGGGAGGTTTGTCAGGCATCCGCCAGGGCTTGCCGTTTCGACTGGTGCCCCTATCGGCACGGGTGTCCTGGTGATCAGGCACCAGGCCAAGGAAGGCCTCCACCTGCCGGGCGGCCTCCACAAAGCTCCAGCCCTGCCGGCGCAGCAGCAGGTCGATGCCGGAGCCAGCGCCGCCGCGCTGGTCCTTGCCGCCGCACTGGTTGCAGAACCAGGAGCCACTGCCGTCCTTGTCGTCAAAGCGGTAGCGATCCGTCCCGCCGCAGAGCGGGCAGGGCTGATGGCGATTGCTGAGCTGCTCGCCGCTCAGTCCCGCCAGGGCAGCCAGGATCTCCGGCCAGCGGCCACGGGCCGCAGTAATGGCATCAGAGGCCATGGGTTCCGGCTCACCTGCTCGCGGTTGAGGTCGCGGCGGGATTCGGTGATGCCCGATCCGGTCTGTCCAGCAGGAGTTCGCGGTCCATGGCGGCATCCAGAACCTGCCGCAGTGCCGCCGAGCGACTGAGGGAGCCGTGACGCCTGCGGGCATCCAGCCAGGCGAGTTGCTGCTGGGTGATCGAGACACTCACCGGCAGGGCGTAGTCGGGCATCAGGCCATTGCTCGTGATCTGCAGCCTAATAGCTTTGGCCATGCCTCGCTAGCCTGAGCCAAGGAAGATGAGCGGCTAGCAGTCGTCCCGCTCGATCTGGTGCCAATGCCGTCAATCGTTCTGCGTGACTACCAGCTGCAGTTGCTGGCCGATCTCCGAGCGGCCCTCAAGGTCCACCGGCGGGTCTGTGCCGTCATGCCCACCGGCGCGGGCAAAGGCCAGACCATCGGCGCCATCGCCCGCGGCGCTGCCCTCAAGGGCAGGAAGGTGCTGGTGCTGGCCCACCGGGCCGAGCTGATCGAGCAGCTAATGGGCACCGTTCGGGCCTGGGGGCTCGAGCCCGATGTGGTCGCCCCCGGCCACCGGCTGCAGGGCCGGCAGGTGGCGGTTGGCTCGGTGCAGACCGTGGCCCGGCGGCTGGGGCAGCTGTCAGCGCCGGATCTGATCATTCAGGACGAGGCCCATCACCTGGTGGCAGGCAACATCTGGGGCCGGATCATCAACACCTGGCCAGAGGCGCATCTGATCGGCAAGACCGCCACGCCCGAACGCCTCGATGGCAAAGGGTTGGGCGTAGAGGCCGGCGGCTTTTTCGAAGCCCTGGTGCTGGGGCCCTCTGCGGCCTGGCTGGTGGAGCAGGGCTGGCTGGCCAGACCCAAGGTCTTCTCCTGGCCAGGTGCCAGGAACAGCAAGGGGCAGGGTCCCGAACTCCACCAGCGGATGGGCGAGTACGACTTGGAGCAGGCGGCGCGCGCCTTCGGGGATCGGGCCGCGATCGGTGATGCGGTGTCGCACTACCGCCGCCGGCTGCACCCCGGCACGGCCATCTGCTTTTGCTGCACGATCGAGCACGCCGAACAGATGGCTCGCGCCTTCCGCGCTGCGGGGATCAGGGCCGCGTCAGTGAGCGGCGGCACGTCAGCAGAGGAGCGCAAACGCTTGATCGCCGGGCTCGGCACCGGGGAGGTGGAGGTGCTCACCAGCTGCATGATCATTTCCGAGGGCACCGACATCCCCTCAGTGGGCGGCGCGATCCTGATGCGCCCAACCGCTTCCTTGTCGCTCTATCTGCAGATGGTCGGCCGGGCCCTGCGTCCCGCACAGGGCAAGCAGGAGGCGGTGATCCTCGATCACGTCGGCAATGCCCATCGCCATGGCCTGCCCACCGATGAGCGCGCGTGGAACCTGGCTGGCCGCCGCCGCCGGGAGGGCGTCTCGATTCCGATCAAGGACTGCCCAGTCTGCTTCTGCAGCTGCCCCAGTGCCGCACAGGTCTGCCCCGACTGCGGCCACCTGTTTCTTGCAGAGGACCGCGATGAGCAGCGCCGTGGGCTCCAACTGCTTGAGGGTGAACTGGTCGAGATCAGCGGGTCGGATCGGCACCGCCCCCAGCTCCAGCAGGCCCGGCCACGCCGTACGCACCCGGCAGCCGGCTGCCGCACCTTCGAGCAGCTGCTGGAGCGAGAGCAGGAACGCGGCTACAAGTCCGGCTGGGCCAGGCATGTGTGGGCTGCAAGGCAGCACAACAAGGCAAACAGCAGTACGCTTTGACGTACGGGTGAAGGCCATGTCATGACCACCGTGTCTGCCACAGAGGCCCGCAAGCGGCTCTACGCCCTGATCGACGAGGTGGGGCAGTCCCACGAGCCGGTGCAGATCACCGGCAAGCGCAGCAACGCCGTGCTGCTGTCCCAGGACGACTGGCGCGCCATCCAGGAGACCCTGCATCTGGTCTCGATCCCTGGCATGCGCGAGTCGATCCTCGAAGGGATGGCGACCGATGTCTCCGAACTGAGCAGCGAACCGGGCTGGTGAGCTGGACGGTCCTCTTCACCAAGCAGGCCCAGAAGGACGCTCGCAAACTTGCTTCCGCATCCCCTGCTCTCAAGCAGAAAGCTCAGGCCCTGCTGGACATCCTGGCCGTCGACCCCTACGAACAGCCACCTCCCTACGAGGCCCTGGTCGGCGATCTTCGAGGGGCCTGCTCAAGGCGCATCAACATTCAGCACCGCCTCGTCTACCAGGTGTTGGAGGAGGAGCAGATCGTGAAGGTGCTGCGCCTCTGGAGCCACTACGCGTAGTCCTGCCCGGCAACAGGAGGTATGGCCTCCTCCACCAGCGAACACGAGATCCAGCAGCGCATCCGCCTGGCCTGCGGCCGAGGACCGGTGCGGCTCTGGCGAAACAACACCGGCGCTTTGGTCGACCAGCAGGGGCGCTTCGTGCGCTTTGGGTTGTGCAAGGGCAGCAGTGACCTGATTGGTCTGCGTTCGCTGGAGATCACGCCTGAACTGGTTGGCCAGCGGATTGCTCAGTTCGTTGCCCTGGAGATCAAGACGAACTGCGGGGTCGTCAGTCCGGAGCAGCGCGCCTTCCTGCAGGCGGTGCAAGATCTCGGCGGCCTTGCTGCCGTCTGCCGCTCGGTTCAACAGGCCCAGGCAGTCCTGACGTTGATCGCCGTCGAGGAGCAAACGGCATGAACCGGCCTGAGCTCAGCCGGCAGCTGCAGTCCCTCGCTCGCTGCCATCCCGGTGCACACCCGTACACGCTGGCCCTGCGCTTCCAGGCTCAGACGGGCCGGATCCTGAGCGGCCAGCAGGTCAAACAGCTGCTGGCCGAGCCGGTGAACCACTCAATCCATGCCGCCAAGTCTTGACAGGCTCTGGCTTGCAATGGCAAGCAGGTCGTAGAATCGGGCTATGACATACGACATGGACCTGACGGGGCGCTCCTACCAGGCAGTCCTCGACTGGCAACAGGAGTCACGTCGGGCCTTCGGGAAGATGCTGTTGAACTGGCGCCGCCGCAACGGCTGGACCCAGTACACCGTCTGCGAGTGGGGTGCGGAAGCGAAGTTTGAGGTGATCTCCTACGGCAACCTCTCGGTGATCGAGCAGGGCAAGGCCGGCGAGCTGCGTCAGAAAGCTTTTTTCCAGCTTGAGGAACTGAACCGAAGGTTGCTGCTGGATACTCATCGACGACTGGAAGGGGTCAAATCCCTGCGTATTCGAGAACAAATCGAATATGCCGAGCCATTGCTGGGCAACGATGGAAAGCAGCCCTGGGGTGCCGTTGAATTCTGGAGCTGCTACATCGGATATCTGGAAGTTCCCGATAGATATCAGGCAGTTCTCTCTCCCACCTTCTCGTCGAAAGAAGCCGAGGATCTCTGTCAGAACTGGAGGCGCCATGTGCGTCGTGTGATCAGAACGCGCGACGCCGACGTCACCGATGCGCTGGAGCAGCTCGCCGCGTCGGTGCCGGAGATGTACCGCAAGCGTTTTCGCGAGGTCCTGGCCCTCGACGACTACTCCACTTCCGAACTGGCGCAACTCTGGACGCAAGACGAGCAGTTCCTTCCTGACGAGTGGATCCGAGCCTGGGAAGCCAACGACCCGGCAGGACCGCCCAAGCCGGCCGCCCGGCGGCGCAGCAAGCAACCCGGATAAGTCCGAGGACGCCAACCGATTGCGGCTCGCGTTAGAAAGCCGCTAGGCTCAGGCCAGCGGGCACGAGCCCGACACCCTGATGCCATGACGCAGATCCCCGCACGCGCAGACGTGCCAGCCGGCGCCCTTGAGCTGCTCGGCGAAAAAGGCGGCGCCGAACGCGCCCTCACGGCCGCCCTGGCCTCCTTCCAGGAACAGGTGCAGGCCGTTCCATCCCTTGACCTGGCCGCCGTGGTCGAAGCGGCCAGGCCGGCGTTTGCCCAGGGCATTGCCTTCAGCAGCCAGCTGGTCGACATCCGTGGCCGACACAAGCTGCGGGTCACGGTGATGCACGCCGGTGGCGCCGAGGTCAGCAGTGAAGAGTGGGCCGACGAGGTCGACGACCCACTTCAGGCTTCCGGCTGGATGCTGGCCATGCTGCTGGGCATTCCTTTGGCCAAACAGGCTATGCCTGTAGAGCCTGAGGTGACTTCTGTCGCTGGGCTCGCTTCTGCTGGTGTGCGACGTCCTGCTCTGCTGGCGAGGAGGTCCTCTCCTGAGGTATCCGAACCCTGTGCAGGCGCAGGTGGCAGTGATGTCGCTCTGGAGCCACTCACGGCCCAGGAGATCGAGGCCACGCATCAGCGGATCCTTGCCCTTCCCCAGGCCGCTCGGCGTGAGCTGACCACGGCGTTCCGTGAGCACTTCCAGGTGCCGCGCAATGCCCGCTCGATCGGTGATCGCATCACCCAGCACCAGCACAGCGCCTTCATCGACCGCTTCCTCGAGGAGTTCGAAGGCGCTCAAGCGCCCGCAGAGCCATGAGCAGGCCCCGTCGCTATGGCGAGCAGCCCCGCTCACGGGCCGGTCGCCATGTCATCCAGACCCAGGTCCGCACCGACGTCTACCTGCAGGTCCGCGAGCTGATGCAAGCCCGCAACCTCTCGGCCAGCGGCGCCGTGCATCACCTGCTGCGCGAGCGCCTTGGCCTGCCGCCGCTTGCCCCATTCGATCAACCCCTCTCGTCCACCGTTCACCCCGAGTCAACCCATGGCTAAGACGATCTTCCGCACGCCCCTCGCCGAAGTGCGCTGGGCCCACCTGATCACCCCCCGGCACCAGCTCGACAAGAGCAAACCCAAGGCCTGGACCTGCGATCTGCTGCTTCCCAACAGTGACCAAAAGGCGCAGTCCTTCTTGCTGGCAATGGAGGACCAGTTCATCGCTCTGCATGGCAGCCGCAAGCGCCGCGCCGAGAAGGGTTTCCCCTGGAAGCCGGACAAGGAAACGCCCAGCGAGCTCACCGCGGTGCGCTTCAAGGTGCCGCAGTTTCAGCGGCGTGATGGCTCTCTATCTGAGGGGCCCCGCATCGTCGATGCCAAAAAGCAGCCCTGGGATGGGGCCGCCATCGGCAACGGCTCCAAGGTCGTCGTGGCGTTCGACATCTACGACTGGGATGGCGAAAACGGCTGTGGCATGACCTTCCAGCCCCGTGCCGTCCAGGTCGTCGAGTTCGTTGCCTACGAGCAGGTCGATCCCACCGATGGCTTCGAGGAACAGGAGGGTTACACCGCTGGAGGCGGCTGGGTTGTGGATGACGACGAGGAGGCCGCCTTCTGATGGCTGCTCCTCACTTGGTCAGCAACGGCGGCGCGGGGCGCCGCCCCCAGCTTCCGGCGTTCTGCCGCACCCGCCGGCCCACAACCGTCGCCGTCACGGTCAACAGCCTCACCGCTCTGCGCTTGCTGGTGCTGGTGGGGCTGCTCTTTCAGCTGAGCACCCTGCTGCTGGTGATCGCTGGCCCCGTGCCGCCGCGGCTGCAAGCGGTCAGCACCAACAGCCCTTTCCCCCCAGCAGCAGGCGTCGCCGCCAGTGGGGCCCAGCCCATTTCACCGACCTCAGACCGATGAACACCACAACAACGTCGTCCCATCCCTCCGCAACTGTCGCTCTGATGAGTCAGCAGGCTCTGGTCTCCCGTTCCTGGAACGGCACCCCGATCTCTCGGCGCACCAGCGATGGCTACGTAAATGCCACGGCCATGTGCAAGGCCAATGGCAAACGCTGGAAGGACTACCGCGAGTCCGACCGGTGCCAGCACTATCTGGATGCTCTGGAGGGCGTGGCCGGAATTTCCGTCCACGCCCTTGTTGAGTCCCGCTCAGGCGGCGCCGGTGGTGGCGGCACCTGGGTTCATCCCCAGGTCGCTGTCGACCTGGCCCGCTGGATCAGTGCGCCGTTCGCGGTGTGGATGGATGGCTGGTTCCTGGAGAGCGTCCAGCAGGCTCAATCGACTCCAGTGGAAACACCTCCAGCTCGGATCAGGGAAGCCGACGTGATCGCCTTGGTGGAGCGCAGCATCGATCTGTTTGAGCGGTTGGGCGGCCTGGATCAGCGCGATCAGCTTCTGTTCAAGGACATCGTCCGCAGCAACGTGCTCACCGCCAGTGCTGGGTTGCTGCCCGGTGCGCCGACTGACGAGGAGCTCACCTTGGGAGATGCCTGGCTGGAGGTGTTCCAACAAGCGCTGCCGCGCAGCCAGTTCTGCGCCGCCGGCAAGCTCGTGGCCAGGGCTTACCGCGAGGAGTTCGGTGAAGAACCCCCTTGTCGCCAACAGTTTGTTGACGGGGCCCCTCGCCAGGTCAAGAGCTACCGCCGCAGCTGGTTGGTCGACACCCTTCAGCGCTGCTGCGCGCAGCTGGCGGGGAGCTGATGGAAACCCAGGTCACGACCACCCGCCAGCGGGTCTGGATCAGCACAGCTGAGGCCTGTGAGCTGCTCGGCATCAGCCGCGAAACCCTGCGTCAGCTGCGGCTGCGCGGGGTGCTGCAACCCGGCAAGCACTTCCGCCGCTGGGGCTGCACCGAAGGCAAAGGTCCCCTGCAGTGGCATGGGGAGAACATCGAGGCCTCGATCACAGGCTGGAGCCGGCGACACTTGTAGCGCTCAATGACTGCAATGGATGTTCAGCTCAACTGAGCAGGCCTGGGACCGTGCAGGCAGCGTCCGCACGGCCTCGATGTCCTTGCGGATGCTGCGGTTGATGCGATTATTTCGATTATGGTTCGAGTGGCCTTCTGCTCCTCCCGTCTATGGCCGTGGCTCTCCCCAGCTCCATTGAGCCTGTGATCCCCACGGCTGAGGCGGCTGCGGCCGCAGGGGTGAGCTTGCGCGATCTCGCCGGCTTCCGGGCCAGCCATGGGCTGCGCCAGGCCAGCCTCTCCCTAGACCTGGAAGATGGCCAGCGCGCATCCGTCCCAATCCCGGCCGCAGTCCTGGAGTTGCTGCAGGGAATCCTGGTGCAGATGGCCCAGGGCAATGCCGTCACGCTGGTGCCGGTGCACGCCGAGCTGACCACCCAGCAGGCAGCTGATCTGCTGAACGTGTCGCGGCCCTTTCTGATCGAGCGTTTGCAGAAAGGGGAGATCCCCTTCCGCAAGGTCGGCACCCACCGGCGTATCCGCCTGGCCGACCTGATGGCCTACAAGCACGCCATCGACCAGCAGCGTGCGGCGGTACTCGATGAGCTGGCGGCCCAGGCCCAGGAGCTGGGCATGGGCTACTGAGGTGAATCGCTTCACCGTGGTCTACGACGCCTGCGTTCTCTACCCCGCTCCACTTCGCGATCTGCTGATGCGCCTGGCGCTCACGGATCTCTACCGGGCTCGCTGGAGCGACCAGATTCATGAGGAGTGGATCAACGCCGTCCTGAGGAACCGGCCTGATCTCTCCAGAGCCCAGCTGGAGCGAACCCGCTCACTGATGAATGCCCACGTGCGTGATGCGCTGGTGGATGGCCATCAGCCCCTGATTCCATCCCTGGAGTTACCAGATCCGGATGACCGCCATGTTCTGGCTGTCGCCATCAAGTGCGGAGCCGATCTGATCATCACCTTCAATCTGGATGATTTTCCAGAGCCCGCCCTGGCGGGCTACGGCATTGGTGCCTGCCATCCCGATCTGTTTCTGGTGGATCAGCTGAACCTGGATGTCGAGCGGGTCTACATGGCGATGCGGCAGCACCGAGCCAGCCTCAGGAACCCACCCAAGACAGTCGAGGAGTACCTGGTCACCCTGGAGGAACAAGGGTTAAGCAGGTTCTCGCAGGCCGTGCGGCACTACGCCGTTGAGCTCTGAGCAAGTAGCCCCTGCCTCAGTCGCTGCTCCGCTTTGCTGAAGGCGTCATCCACCACGTCATCCCCGCACCAACGGCTGTAGGCCGCCAAATGGGTTTGAACGCTGTGACCCATTGCGGCGGCGACGACCTTGGGCGGCAGGTCACAGATCACGTGGGCCCGGTGGGCGTAACCGTGCCGGCAGGAATAGAGCACCAATTTTTCTCCCTGGGTTTCGTACTGCTGGCGTAGGTGTTGCCAGTGGTCTCTCCGCAGCAGGTAGCGACTGAAGGAATCCGAGCCGAAACCAGCTCGCATGGGCGGGAGCTTTGCCGGATCAAAGGTCTCGAGGAGCCGCCATTCCGTGGCCCATTGGTCACAGGGCAGCAGCCGTAGGGGCCTGGGCTTGGTTTTGCCGCGAGAGGCAACCTTTTCATACGTGCACCAGAGCCGTCCCTGGCGAAGCTGCAGATGCTGCAGCTCTTCGGGTCGCAGACCAAAGGCGCAGAGCAGTTGAAAGGCAAACCGCCAGCGCGGGTCCGGAATGGCCTGCACCATCGCCAGGATGTCTGGCACGGCGATTGGCGTCGTGACCGCTCGGCTCTCCCGTGACCGGCCGATGATTGTTGAGAGGTCAGGCGGCGGAGCCCATTGGGCTGGAAGCAGCTTCTGGCTAGCCGCCCAACGCAGCAAAGCAGCGGTGTACTGGATTTGCAGTCTTCTGGTGCGACAGCCAGGGCGCTGACTCCACAGATCAGCTTGCGCTTCCAGCAGTTGGGTTGCATCGCGGGCAGCCGGTGGCCCTTTCGCTGTCTTGAGGACCAGCGCCATTCGCGGCTTGTAGAGCCGTTCCCAGGTCGTTTCCTTGATTTCACCGCTGCGCAGCTTGTGCTGCTGGTAGCGGCGGATCAGGCCGGCCCAGTCAATCGAGATAGGGCGGCTGGCTGTTGCTGGAGATGGAACGCTCTGCTGCAGGTTTGAGGGCTGGCTGGCCATGGCTTCTGCCTGGCGCCTGGCCTCAGCCTCAGCCTTCGCTGTACTCAGCTCGGCGATGGAAAGCTCGAGAGGGGCCCCGTTTTGGAAGGCCTCGTAGACCGTCACCACGCCGTCTCGGATGGCTTCGAGTTGGTCCGACTCCCAGGGATATGGCAGGAGCAGCTGCTTGCGATGCCCGTCCCCGGCGCGAGCCGTGATGTGAAGCCGGGCACGTCCCCTGAAATTCGACACCGTCCAGCCACTGCGGCAGCCCCTCTGGCCGAGGGCCCGCAGGACGCCGCCGCGAAGCAGAACATCCCATTCCGGGACCGCTGGCATGTGAGAAGGTATGTGAGAAGGTCCTTCTCACAGCCTGGCACGGGCGAGCAGAAGCCGGCAAAGCCTGTCAGCCCAAAAGCCAGTGTCAGAAAGGCTTTTGGGCCGAGAAAGCAGGCCCTGACTGAAACGCCCCCTGATGGATTCGAACCATCGACCGGCTGCTTAGAAGGCAGCTGCTCTATCCGGCTGAGCTAAGGGAGCACACTGGCATTTTGGCAGTGCGGCGACGGGCCCAGGGACGCCTAGGGTGGGGCGCTGGTCTGACTGCAGAGCTGAATGGCGGCCTCCCGGCTGAGCGACGCCCAGAAGGAAGACATGGTGGTGGCTTACCGGCAGGGAGCCACAGCCGCCGCCTTGGCGACCACCTTCGGCTGCAGTCCCAACACCGTGAGCCGGGTGGTGAAGGCTGCGCTGTCCTCCGATGAGCTGGCCGCCCTCAAGCAGAGGCGAACGCGCGGAAAGGGTGTGGCGGCTGCGCCCGATCCCGCGATTGTGGTGGTTAATGCAGAGGAGGTGGATGTGGATGTGGAGGGCGACGCTGAGCCGATCCGCGGCGTCGGGGCTGACGACGACGGCCCGGGGGTGCTGGCCATTGATGACGCCGACGACTTCGCAGCTGAGGACGCCGACAGCGAGG